AGGGCCTTGCCTGGCTAAATATTGTAGATGAAGATGTACTTGATTCATTGGAAAGGTTGGAGAATGACGCAGTAGGAGCAGGAGAATACAGGCCATGTCCTAACCTTGCTTATATTTTTAGGTGGCACTGCAATAATTTGGGGTTGACCTTCCAAAGTTCAATTCTAAATTCTGAGCCTTACAATAATTTGGTTCTATATATGGCCCAAAATAAGGGCGGTATTAATTATGACAAGTACAATACCGATCATTGGGACGCATGGAACGCAGCAAATTTGAACCCGGTGGAATTATTGGAGTCATTGAAACCTATATTCAATGCTGACTGGGTTATTTATGACGGGGTTTTGTATTTTGAAAGAAAGGATATCATCGACTCATTGAGGGTTAATTTGTTCAACATTCAAGATTCTGAAAAGGACGGAGATATTATCGACATTGGGGACGTAACAAACAAAGAAACAAACTTCGCTTATTGGGATGGTAGATACAAAGTAGATGCCTCAGATAGCCAGGGAACTCAGAATGTACCGATGTACTCAGACATTGTGGAGTGGAACCCGACCAACATCAAGGCCCGAAAAGGCAAAAAGGAAGTGGTTGTGAATTACGCCCCGGCAAAGTTCACCAATGATATCAACGCAAATGGATTTATGAAATTCATTTGGTATACTGCAGAACTTGCGGACTCATTCAATAACAAAAGCAGAATGACACATTCACTTGTTACTGGTCAGGATTTTTGTTCTGAATTAAAACTTTTGATTGTTGACGAAAAGGAAGTGATCACTATTGATGGGTATAAATTCGTAGGAGTAAAGAGGCGAAAGATAAAAGATGGCCCGAATGGTGACGTTTATGAATATAATTGGGAAATGTGGTTTGACAAGGACCTTCCCGATCAGGAATTATACAAAAGATTTCATTACATTGACGACCCGGAAAATCAAAACAATAGACCCATAAATTACGAAAGTATCACAATAAAACCAAGTGATTTTTGTACCTTTACAGAGAAATTGAACACCTACAAATTAAACATTTCGATTTCACACAAAGATTTTGGGCAGGGTATTCCGGAAAAGTATGAGATAAACTTTTCAGAGCAAACGGTTAAGTTTGAAAATATAAAATTCAAATGTAATTAATGGCATTATACGTTGACACCACACCCCAAACAAGACAGATCAGCCCAGGCGGTATGTTTCGGGCGTGTTCTATATTTACCAGTGATGAAGTTATACCGAACTCAACAAAAATTCACGTTGATATAGCCCTATTTTTGGACACAGGAGAGCCTACTATTCCGGTACTGGAGCCAAGGTGGGAAGCGGAATTTCCAACATCAAACGGAACAACGGTTGAAATGACTTTTGTTGGTTTGGTTTCAAAATATAAAAACCTTCAAGTAAGACTTACCAGGCAATTAAATACTACCTATTTAGTTGAGTTTGAATTTTTAGCCATTGCAGACACCGGAGATTATTTGTTTGCTCATGAGTGGGCCTCAGATATTCTTTTGAAGGAGTCAGTCAATGGAGGATCAAACAACATTTACAACAACGGCAGCAAAAATATATTCATCAGGTCATCAGTGATCTTTGATGAAATCATTACAGCCGAGGCATTAATACCATGTACAGCAACTAAGTGGAATTCAGATGGTGAGTATGGACTCACTCATACTTTGTACGTGGACGGCACAGAAGTAAACGGGTATATTTATAACAAGGACTTAAGGGTAGTTTTATTCGGTGGACCAAATATGTACACCTCAAGATACTTTGCCGGAATAATGAAAGTATCCGGGGCAAATACCAATGACCCACATTATGAAGCAACGAAATTACAATATGGATTAATTGGCTCTACCATTGAAACAGCGGAATTCTTCACTCCGAATGTAATTGACTTTGATAAACTCCAAAACGGAAAAGGATTAATTGAATATGCCGGAACTTACACAGAGGGAGAATTCACGATAGACTCGACCTACTTTGAACCAGGACAGCAATATGTTATTTTTTGGGTTTACAAACAATTTGATACATGGTATTCAAGAAAATCTGAGGTAATAAGTCAGATTATACCGGGACCTGTACCGATCAAGCCGGACATAACTTGTTCGATTATTGTAGATAACAATGACACTCATGCGACTTGCTGCGTAAGAAATGCGGTTCCATGTGTGAATTATGAGTTCAAATCTGTACTTGATTATTCAGACTACAATACACAATTAGGAACTGCAGGTCTTCCGGGTACTTTTTTTGATTACTTTGTCCGATGTGACATAAAATACAACACCACAAACGACTATACAACGGCTAAAAACATAAGCGAAATAAACCCGACTTATGTATATAACAACACCGGAGGCAGTACATGGACCAGAGGAGTTCAAATGATGATCCCGGATAGTTTTGCAGGAGGCTCTTTGTATTTATTTTTCGATTGGATTTTTAACATAAACGGAAATACAGACCACTGCATATTTCCAATGACTATCCATGTGGTTGATTATGACGATGCAGACTTTACTTTGTTTAGCCCTTCATCGTTACCGGATGGGTATTGTTATGAAGACGAAAAGCAACTTGCTTTATCCATTGTAGAGCCATCAGCGGACCATGTTAATCTGTACTATCTTACAGCTAACGGTAAGATTTTAGAAGATCAGTCACCTTTAATTTTACCAACTACCGGAGGCGGTAAGTTCGGGTTTACAGTTGATTATACTCAACTTGAAGAAAATCAAGAGTATTGCATTAAATTGGTAAGTTATAAAGATAACACCATCACGGGATCATGTCCATGTGAAACAATGATATTCAATGCTGCTGCAGATTGTGGCGGTAAATTCGTAACGTGGGAATTTGATATCCCTGGATGGTCTGATGTAGATATATCCATCATTGTGGTGACTTATCTCGATGCATTTGGAAACATCAAACAATACTATGCAAGTGGTTCTACCAGTGGTAATTTCCAAACACCACTAAAAGGATGGTTCAGATTTGAAGTGGTCAGAACTGATGGCTGCCATTATACCACGGCATTTGATAATGGAGACGGATTAATCAGGAATGATGTAAGGTTTTCTTATGTCCCTTGCCAGGAAGATACTTTGGAATTTGATTTGTGCGATGCAGTAACAGAAGAAACGGAAACTTTGCCATGCACTAATTTTCCTCAGATATCGATTGCCTGTTCATCATTGGGGGTAGCAACTCCGACATGGTCAGGTGAAGGAACCACAACATCAAGTGTGAAGCAATATTCTTTTGATGGTGCAACATGGTCAACTTATACCGCACCATTAGCAAGTCAAAAAGTATTCTTTAGGTGGACGCTCACCTATAATGTGGGAGCTACCGGATGCGGTGACAAAGTAGTTTATGCTCATGCTGATTGTACAATTTGTGAACAAGCCTAATGGAAAGATATATTTTATATTCACCCGGAACAGTTGCCTGTGTTGACATTGATGGCAAGGCAAGAGAAATTTGTTTGCCTGTTCAAAATAGATGCACACTGACCCCAACAGATAATATACTGGCAGACTGCAACAATACTTATGCCTGTTCAAAGCAATGCGTAAAATATCCTTACCGAGTTCCTTTTCAAATTGGGGACAAGATCATGTTCCAACTTATGTTCCGGGATCAGTATAATGCTGATCCAAAAGAACCAACGGCAGGATGGGAGGATTTTGTTATTGCGACTTTACGGAAAATTGACGGTACGGAAATAACTGATATGGCTCAGTTTGCTTCAAGATATTTTGTTTGCCACAATGGAGAAAATTCTTATCAGGTTATTGAAATTGATACCGGAATAGAAGGTTTTCCGGAATGTTTTGAATTGGATTTCGTTGCCAAAAATGAGTTAAACGAAACGACAGAAAGCGTATGTACTCAGCAATTCTATGTACCTGATGAATGCCATGATATTATTTATTTTGAAGGAGTTTATTCAAAGAAAGATTGCGTTGGGAATTATTATGCAAAGCCTACGTGTGTAGATGGGTTTAAATTTAGCAACAAATTAGGAATTGAAGCGAAGATAGTTGAACAGTTTCCTGAAGTGGAAAGAACATCAGGAAGAAACGGAAAACTATTGAGTAGCACCACACGAATGAATTATAAAATCATTCCTACTAAGTTGATTCCGCAATTCATGGTGAACTATTTGAGCAAAATAATATTTCAAGGTAGACAAATAAAAATTAACAATGAAATCGTAAAAATTAGTAACTTTGCAATGAACCCCGTAAGTGATTACAAAGGTCTTTATAGATTGGAAATCACTTATAGCATAGAGTGTGCGACAGAGTGCTAAAACACTCAAATGATTCTAATAAAAAACAGAGCCGGACTTGTGACACCAATCAAGCCGGATGTGTACGAAAGGAACAAAGAGAAATACGCAAAAGATGGTTGGAAAATTGCCGAACCTATGAGCGTTAAGAAACTTGTGAACCGACCAGTTGAAGTTAAAAAAAAGGACTAATCTAAGAGAGTGTAGCAGAGTTTTTTTAACTTTAAAAACTTTGTAAAGCATGAAATGTGCATCTTTAACTTGTGCCGGATCTTCAGTTGTGATCCCACAGAGATACTTAAACGATTGTGACGCTAATGAGACGCAATCAGCTTGTTACACCGGACTTGCTATCGCTCGATGCGATTGGGTCCCAACTGACGTAACAGACACCGCAGAAATTGAAGCAGCAGTGGCAGCCGGAAAGATAAAACTTTTACCAAAGGGTAAGATTGTTTTAGAAACTCCTTCTGATGTTGTTGAAGAGGATTACTCAGGATGTTTTGACCGTGTTGTAGTTAGAACTGAAAGGTTGGTAAATTACGAAACATGGTTGTTCAAAACAGACCACAGTGACGAAGATTATTGGACTGAGGTATGCGAGTTATTCCAAAATCAGCGAGTGACTTTGATCTTAATCAAATCTGATGGATATTTCACACTTGGAAATGAGTGGGCAGATTTCATCAAAGGCGGTTACATCGGTACTGAGCCTGATCATGCATTGGGACTTGAAGCGTCATTGACTCAGAACTTCTCAGTTGACAGAGGTGATGCAAAAGGAAAAGCAAGATGGAAAGCTCAATTCCAATTGAATTATAACTGTGTATTGCAGCACGTTACTGTTCCTGGTTTTGTTGACGCATTGGCAGACAGCGAAAGCACATCATAATTAAAACTCAAAATTAGCCGGGGGATAGTGATATTCCCCGGTATATTTTATGATTAAAGCGGAAGATGTACTAAGAGATTTTAATGATCTTGTCAGGGTTAATACCTTTGACCAGGATAGGTATCTAAATAAATTTGATACTGAAAAATCAAAGATACCGGTTAAGCACCAGGTTTATCTGCAGTCTATAAATCACAATTATAGATTGAGTAAGATTGATTTACTTTCCAAGAAAAGACCTGGGGAGCCTGACCATATCAAAGATTACCGAAACGAAAACATTCGACAGGTAACCATTGAGCCTATTCGCAAATTCTCAGTAGAATGTACAAACGTTTGGGTCGGTGGTGGATTTGAATTAAGAAACGTCCCTGAGTATGTTTCAGAGTGGTTAAAATCAAGACCATTTTTGAATGATGGAATGAAACTCACTTTGGACCAATGGGCAACCGAAGTAGTTTTGCCTTATTCTTTTGTTGATCCGAATGGATTACTTTTTGCCGTTCCTATTTTGGATGAAACCAAAAAAATAGGAAGGGTAGATAGTTATTTAATTCCATTTCATAAAGTAGTTTATAAAAGTAATTACATTGCATTTGAAGCCGGGAAAAGAGGCGAAGATTCATTCTACTATGCTGCCGATTTAGATAATTGGTATTCATTAGAACCATTTAGAGAAGGCAATCAACTTAAATACCGACTTGATGTAATTTATGTACATGGTTTAAAAATGATGCCTTTTACTATGATGCCCGGAGTAATTTCGAGTAATCCAAAAGGCGAAAAATACAAAGAGTCCTATCTACAATCAGCGTATTCTCATGCAGACGAAGCGTTATGCGCATACTCGGATGATCAGGCTGTTAGAGTTAAGGCAGCGCACCCAATACTTGTCATTGGTGACGTGGTTTGTTCTGCTCCTGGATGTATCAAAGGACAGGTTAAAACAGATGATGGTTGGGTAGAGTGTGAAAAGTGCAGCGGAACAGGACACCTTAGAAGTCCTGGACCAATGGAATATTGGAACAATACAAGAACTATTGTAGATGATAAGGCTCAAAATAACCCTACTTATTTAAATCCTGATACTGCCGTTTTGGAGTTTGTTTCTAAAACATGGGCGTATCATTTTGAGTTGATGAAAAAATCTTTGGGAATTGATGCCCTGATTGATCTTAATGAGTCAGGCGAAGCAATGCTCCACAGATTGGAGCATCTTAAGACTCAAATTAGAGTGTGCCTCATAGGTCTTGCAAATACAATGCAGGATCATTTATATATCGTTACAAAGTATTTTTATAACGGTGCCAAAAATGAAGAATACCCAACTTATAATATTCCTTTAAGTATTGAGATCAAAAACCCTGAGATCATAAAGGAAAAAATAAAAACAGCCATTGGGGTTGAAAGGATTACGAATGTCATTGATTATTATAATTTGGTTTACGCCAATGATTCAATGATGAAAAGACTCATGTCGTTTATAGCTCGTAAATATCCACTGGCAACTTATTCAAACGATGATGTAATAAAATTAAACTCATTGCAGCTCTATTCTGACTCAGAAGTAAAACGATCATTTGCGGTCCTTGATGTTGCCTTGGAAGTTACTGAGGGCAAAGATATTTCCGCAATGACCGACAAGATGTTATTTGATTTGATCAACCCTGTACTTTTAGCAAAATATCCAGATGCAATAATATTGGATGAACTTAATTGATATAGTCCGTAAACAATCGGAAAGTACTGAACTTTTTTTAACTGATTTTGACCTTAAGAACCTTGAATCGGATTTTGAGATCTTTAACATTTTAAAGAAAGTGGTCCGGAAAATGTCAACCAAGAGAGGGCGGTTAGTGTACGACTATGAAACACTTTTAGAGATTAATAAGCTCCAAAAAAAGGTTGTCGAATTACTATCAAAAGGTGACTATTCAAAAAACATAATTTCACTTACTCAGAATTTTGACAACATTGAAGATTTATCTTTACAGTTTGCGTCACTTTTAAACGATGTAGATTCTTATGATTTTTTGAAGAAACAAATCTCACCAATTAAGAAAGGTTTTATAGAGGACATTTCTTCAAGCCTTGCCAGTCCTGACAGTATTAAGATTAATATAACCGGAGGAATAAGGAAGATTTTATTAAGGTCTGCAACCTTTGGGAATACCGTTGATGAAGCGGAGGACCTTTTAAGGACTTATGTTTTGGCAGACGCAAAAAAAGGCGGTTTACTTACAAGATACGCCCGACAAATTGCACATGATTCTTTGTTTCAGTTTCAAGGTTCAGTAGAACAAAAGATCGGTGAGGAAATTGGAGCGAATGCCTACTCTTATGTAGGGCCATTAAAAACAACCTCAAGACCTCAATGCAAACGATGGATAAATACATTCAAAGGAGTTATACCATTTGATAAATTACAGGATGAAATCGAGTGGGCAAAAAATAACGGTTCCGGATTAGGTGATTTAAAATTAACCGTGAATAATTTCCCACAAATCAGGGGCGGTCATCATTGTATTCACAGAGCGACTCCATTTGTGAATAATCCCAAAACGAAAAGTAAACTTGATAAAATTCAGGACAAAAGACAGAAAGTTTTAGACGAAGCAAACAGAGTTGCAAAAGATCGTTTAAAAGAAAGGTCGCAAAAAATGTATGAAACATATTTTAAAAATTAATATATTTGCATTATGAACGAGTTGTTAAAAAGTCTCGGAATTGAGAACCCGAAAGATTTTATTCAGAGAATGACCATCAAAGATTTTAACAAAATAAAATCTCAGTTAAAATCACAGTCGAACACTTATTTACTTATTGACGGAATGACTCAAATGAGGGAAAGGCTTTCTCCATTTGAAATTTTAAACCGCTGTCTTTCCGAAAATGGAAAGAGAAGATATTTGCTTCAAGGAATTGACTTTACAATTGAGCCAAAGTCTGAAGTAACTAAGATGGCAGCCCCGGAAGTAAAAGAGATGGCAGCCCCGGAAAAGAAAAAGAGAAACATTATTAAAACACAATAAATGGAGAAGATTAAAAAGTTTTTATCAGCAATTGGATTTTCAGGCTCAATCACAGAAGATACCACAGACGAGCAGTTGAATGAATTGGCCCAAACATACTTAGACGACCGGGCAGCAATTGCCACCAGTGGGGAAGGCGTTAAAAAGAGAATTGACGAAGCGAGAAAAGAGGGCCAAATAGTAGCTCAAAAGCAAATCAAAAAGAAGTGGAACAAAGAACTTGGTTTGGGTATGACTGCCTCAGAAGCGGAAGAGATGGAAATGGAAGAGTTTTTGGGCAAAGCAAAAGAGTTTGTCACTTCCGAGATTGATACGATCAAAAAGAATGCACCGGAAGAATACAAATCAAAGGTGGATGAACTTCAAAAAAAGTATAATGACCTGGTTGAGAAACACGGTTCCACAAAATCAGAATATGAGAACAAACTGAAAGAAGCAGAACAGCGTTTTGAGATGAAAGAGAAGGAAAGAAAAACCGATTTGATAATTGGTAAGGCTTTGGGAGAAAAGAAATACATTGATCATGATGTAGCAAATGATTATTTCAGAGCTGCATTGTC